ACCATGTAATAACCATCTTCTCTTTGTGATACAGCACTTGGCTTGTATTTCATTACTTCTTGTGCTAGAACACCAAAGGTAGGATTGTCTATGCCAATATTTTTAGCTTTTTCATTCCATTCCCAAGTGTAGAGTTTGTGTCCTTGTTCTGACGTTCCAATATAATTTATATTTGTTTTTAATCGGACATCACTTATAAGTCCAGCAGTCATAGCAGTCCCTAATAATTCAGCACCAGTCCCTAATACATCCCCAAGACCAGTTTTTTGTTTGCCAGTAGTAGTAGTAGTTGTCAAAGGTATTCCCATACCAGCCTGTAATAAACCAAGCTGTTGAGGTCCATAACCTAGCGCTCTTTGGAACTCGCCTCTTGCAGCATCTATGCCTGCTTGTTGTAGAAGTTGTTGTTGTTGTCCTATACCACTTAATAAACCTAAATTTTGTAGTTGCAATCCTTGTAAACCACCAAGTAAACCAGCTTGTTGCTGTCTTGCTCTTAGTTCTAGTTGTGGGGCAAACATAGCTAATTGTTGCTGTCTTGCTAGATCGCTCATTGCCGCCCTTTGCGCTTGCTCGAAACCAGCTTGTCGTAAATTTGCTGCTGTTCTTGCCTGTGCATCTATAAATGGTCTTTGTGATTCTGATTCTAGTATTGCAGATCGTGAGCCACCAAACGCGCCTGCCCTGATTGCTCTATCCTGTGCGCTACCACGCGCTATATCTGCTTGTCTTTGTATATCGCCTAGCGCTTGATCTATTACTTGTTGTTGAAACGGCGATTGATATTGTTCTATCGGAGCATCTAGTAATGAACCTACTTGACCAGTCATAGGTCTTTGTTGTTGCGCTAGTCCTTGTAGGGCTTGCGTAGGATCAAACGCCATACTAGATTCAAATAGTCCTCTAGTGGCCTGAAACTGCTGTAATTGATCTGGATTAAACCCAGCCACCATTGGACCTGTGTAGGGTATAAATGGCTGTTGTGAGACATCTCTGGCTCTGTTGAATAATTCTCTAAATTGTTGTTCTTGAAAAGCTGGTAAACTGGTTTCTTGAACTGTTGTAGTTTTTCCTTTGCTCATAAGTCTTTTCTAATTAAATATTCTGTTTTAAATCCGAGATGTTTTATTTTTCTAATCCATCCTTTTCTACCGCCACCATAAAGTCTTTTTATACCTGCCGCCTTTGCAAATCCTTCTATTGACGGCAACATTTGTTCTAATTCTTTATAGTCACCACCACAAAACAAAAGGTTTAACGCTTTTACTTGT